CGGCCATAAGAGTTATGGGGCTACTGTTTCTTCCCTGGGAGGCGGTTCATAAGTGGGTTCTCCAGCATCTTTCTGGGTGACGACCTGGACGGCGAGCAGCCGGAGCGTGTCACCGAACTTTGAGTAACCCCGGGTAAGCCCCAGCTCAATCGCAGCGCGAGTCGGCGACACATCTTCGTCCTTGTCGCCACGGATTGCAAACCTGGCCGGGTGATTGTCTTCCATGACTTCCAGCACCGCCTGCAAAATTCCATTGGTGGCCAGTTCCTTCCTCCATTGGGCGGGAAGATATTTGTGTCGCCTGAATTGCTCTACCGTCATTCGGATTTTGGTTTCGGCTTTTGAGCGTCCTGCCGCGCTTTGGCGGCTGCCTGCCGCTCTTTGAGCCGCGCATCATGCCGCGCCTTGCGCTCGGCGATCGACATGCCGTGCTTGGTTTTCGCGCCGGTCATCATCAGGTTGGCGCGTGTCTTTGCCTTTGAAAGCTGCAAATCCTGAGTGGTCTTGGCCTTTTCCATCTGCATGGTGGCCTCGGTCTGTTGCAGACCGTGAGAAGTCTTCGCGGTGTCGCGCTCGATACCGGCGGCGGTCTTCTTGTCCTGAAGCTGCTCGTTGAATTCCTGCTTGCGCACTTTCAGGCCGTGATCCATGTCCATCTTTTTGGCCTTCAACTGGAGGTCTCCCTGAACTTTCATCACCTTGGCCTGCATCTCCGGATCAGGCTGCCCGGGCTGCGGCTGATCCGCTGCGGCCTGCATGCCTTCGGTAAGCTGCTGGTGCAGTTGATCGCTTTTCTTGCCCAGGTCGTTGAGCATCTTCTGTTTCTGCTCAACTTCCTGCTTGCGAGTGGGATCTCCCTGCAACTTCTGGAGGTGCTGGTACATGTGAGGCCCGGTGTTCTCCATGTGAATCAACAGCTCCAGAGGATTCTGCGGCGGCTGCGGCGGGCCTTGCGGAGCAGGTGACTGGCCGTTGCCATTTCCGTTCATCCCGTTCTGGCCGGGTTGGCCGCGTCCGGTTTGCTCCATGAAATGCTGCATGACGTCCTGGTAATGGACATCGAAATGGGTGGAGTGATTCTGCATCGGCTCCACCAGGGCTTTGCCGCCCTGCTGCCGGAGCGCGTTGTTTTCCAGGACAGCGAGGGCGGCGTGCGCGTCGGGGATGCCGCTTTTCTCGATAGGCGGAAAGAAATCATCGACCGAGTGCATGCCAATCCCGGGGAGCGCGGCAGCGCGTGCCCGCAGCGCGTGATTGCGGGAGACCTCATCCATGTACGGGATCATGGAAACCAGTTCCCTGGTGGAAATGTCGCGTAGCTGCGGAGAGCCGAACCCGATCGAGCGAGTGGAAATGACCCGGCGGATGTACTTGAAATCCATCACATCAAAGGGGATTCCGCGCATGACGCAGCGGGCTTTGAACTCGATGGCTTCCCTTCCCCCGGGGATACTGGAGCTTTGGGCTGGATCAAGGAGACGGCGAACGGTTTCCCGGTGCCATTTGTCGAGGTTGTTGTAGTAACGGTTGGTGCTTCCCTTGGTGAGAAGCTGCTGCTGCTGGCTGATGAGTTGGGCCTGCCCGAGAGTCGGCTCGGGATTCTGTTCCTCGCTTCGCTGTCGGTAAGATCCGGTGTTTTGTTGTAGAGTGCCGTGCAGTTCGCGGCGCATGGCCATTGCACCTTCCAGGCTTTCCGCGATTCGGGTCTGAACCACTTTGTATCCTGGCGAAACTACAGCGGCACCGCCTACAAGAGCGATCTGAGTTTCCTCCATGGCGTTGGCATCCTGAGCTTCCAGGGTGATCCCAGATCCAATCACGCTGCCATCGAGCATCTGACAGAAAGTGCGGTTGGATATGTCGCAAAAATCGTAAATCTTCGGCCCCAGCCCCTTGACTGCGTGCCAGGTTCCATCGGGGCCGGAGTCGAAGAAGAACGGGCAAACGACGTTGCCGAAGGAGGAAAACTTGTTGCGCCGCTTGAACAGGTAACCGATCTCGTCTCCCATCAGGCTATCGTAATCAGTCTGATGCCCGAGGTTCTGGTCGGTTATCATGTAGTGAGATATTTTTCCCCCGAACTCTTTGACAAAGAGAGAAGCCACATAAATGCGATCACTGCGATGAATGCCATGGAATAGGTCACCAGTGCGTATCGCCCGTTGGTAAAGATCATAGTTTTCAGTCCCCCAGGTCTGCCGCATCTCGCGCTTGGCGGAGTCGATGATGGCCTTCTCACACAGCGGGATGTTCCAGCCATCGCCATCAGCTTCGTAGGTGCCGCCTTTCTTGATGAACTGCTCCAGCTCGTCGGCGCGGTAGGAATGCAGGACGCAGCACAGCTCCAGCTCGTCCACATTGGCTTTGGTCTCGATGGGGACAAGCACCCGGCGCGACTTGACTGCTTCACTGTGCCATCCGATAAAATGCGGCCAGAAGATCGGCCCCACGCCGTTGACGATCATCTGCCACTGGTGAAGCTGGATCTGGTGATCGTAACCGTCCCAGGCTGAAAGGGTGTCGGTGTATTCCTCGGTGGCGATGTCGCTCCACTGATTGACCATGTGGGACGCGGCTCCCTGGACGTCGAACTCAAGGCGGGCGAAGTAGGGAACTTCAAACACCAGATCGTAGTAGGGAGTCTTGGCCGCTTCCACGATGCCTTCGCTTTCGCGCAGGTTGAAATTGGCGCGGTGACCCTGGCCGATGTCGATTAGCTTCTGCTGATTCCAGGGAGGATTGCCGTCCATCAGACCCATCATGCGGGTGTAACGGAACATTCGCGTCTCGTCCTCATGCTTGAGACGCTGCACCAGGCTGCGGGCGTTACCGGCGTTACCAATCCGGGAATCGGGACGATTACCTTCTTCGTCTAACGAGGCAAGCCGCGTGCCATAGGTGTCGGTCATTTGAAATTCTTAATGCGCTCTCCAAGGACTGCGGAGTACTTCACCATCAGGTCAAGCTGCCTGTCCATCCGTTCCAGCTCGATGGGGCAAACGATCTGGCGGGAATTGGTATCTTTGAGGAACTCGGTGAGCAGCTCGATTTTCTCGTCCAGGGCGTTCTGCTCGTTGACCACTCTCTCCTGGTAGGCTTTCATAGCTTCAAGCCTTCGGCGGTTGGGTGGACTACCGGAGAAGCGGGATCGTAGCTGGTTGGGTATGGATGCGCTTCACCGAGCCGCTTGAGATCCATGCCCAGCCACATGATGGCCTCCTGCAACTTGGTAATGGCCAGTGCGCGTTCCCTGCTGGAAGGAAGCAGTTTGAGTTGTTGAAGCTGGTCGTCCAGGTTTTTGCGCAGCGTTTTGTCGTCCTTGATTTCGCTGAAGGGAAGTTCAGTGGGGTCGTTGTCCGGTTTTAATTCTGGTGTCATGGGTATCCGCCGTTGGGTGTTATGATCCTTGATGGTTCGTTTCTTTCGTGCTCCAGTGGAAAGTGTTTTCGCTTCTCCATCACCTCGTTGAGCGCGATGCGAAGGCGGGCGGTGACCTGCTGGATGGAGTTGCCCCGGATGCCTTTCATCTTCTGCTCCTGGAGGTCGAGGACGCTGGCGGCGTAGCCGCGCTCTGGATCGAAACCGACGTCTATGCGAAATAGGAGGATCGGTTTAGCCACGGTAATTCACGCTTTCCTTGTTGAGCCAGCAGAAGCCCGGGTACATTGATTGCACCTTTTCCGAATCTGTGTCAAGGGTCTCTATCGGGAAATGCACTTTCGCCTTCAGGAAACATTTGCAGACAGCGCAGGAACGCAGCGACCCATCGACCTTCGTCTTTTTGTCTCCCACCATCTCCTTGACCGCTGCCTGGCACCCGGAGCAACCCTGAACATTGACGTTGAGATAGCAATTCGCACAGATGGTGCCGCGCCTCTCCGCCTCACTCTGAGCGACAAATTTGCAACCGGCAGCGATCCAGCGAGTGAAAGTTTTCACTCCCCCGACGACGTTATCCCAACTAAGCTGGACTGAAGGCCGTGGCCGGGAATCGTCGTCATAAAGGCACCAACCAGGAGGAAGCGTCAGGCATAGCTGATGTTGCATGTCAGACTCAAGCGTGGCGGGAATTTCTCTGCTATTTGCGATCAGGTGAGCCTTCTCGACGTTTATCCAGTCAACATAAGTCCAGGCGTGAGCTAGAAAGCCGGATACGGGATCGACATAGCGATAACCGTCCGGCGGGCACGCGCCCCACTCGTTAATAAGCTGTAGCGGAGTATTCGGGTGTGACATTGCGTTTTTTCAGGAATCGCTTCCAGGGCGAGTCGGGACGGTCTTCCTTGTGCGAAAATGCGCTGGGTTTCAGGTTGCACCGCGCATTGGCGACCCGGGCGGTAACAACGTCGGCATCGGCGATATCCGGGCTTCTCCGGGTGCGATCCTTCATTTTTGCCTTGGTTTCTAAGGAAACGTAAGGCCCGCGCATCTGCCACCATCTCCGGCAGAATTCCGCCGCGCTTTCGGGGTCGAGGTTCTTGATCTGCTTGTTTTCGACCAATAACCGGAAGAAAAACCACAGCTCGGTCACTGCGCGGTCGTATTCCTGGTTGGCGGGCTTTGAATTGGTGGAGCTGACCGGATTCTTCGACGCGAGGCCGCCGAACTCGACGCAGAGGATTTCCCGGCTCCATTCCCGTTGGAAAATCGACGCAAGACCACCGCCTTCCCCGGTTGAGTCGAGACCAAAGTAATACGGGGTAATTCCTTCTCCTTCGCAGATTTCCTTGGCCTGGCGAACAATCTGGTAATGAATCGGGTCATCCGGCTTGATTTTGGTCTTTATGAAGTGTTTGCGCCCCATAAGTAAAGTCATTTTTCCGTCCACCTCGCCGCACTTGGCCTGACGGAGCACGCAGCGGTCGTCGCCCTCAAAAGCTGGGTCGAGACCGGCGCATGGGATGTTACTCTGGTCGAAAGAGCAGTCATCGAACGCCTGGGAGCGAGTTATCATGGGCATGGAGAGAACCGTCTTCACGATGCCTTCCGGTGCCCAGAATCCCCGGCGCATCTGCCAGAACTGCGGGGAATCGACTCCATAGACCTCGGTAGTGGTGTCTATGTCGGCCTGCGACAAAAGCCCGGGGTAATTGTTCGTTTTGTTCGTAATGTTTGGGGATTTGAGGCCGTCCAGGTGAATACAGACGCCCCGGCGCGTTTCCCACTGCTGCGACTCGACGTCGATCGACTCCCAGCCGCTTTTTGGCTCTGACATGCGCCCGTGCGGGTCAAGCATGTCGTCTGCGTTGCCTAAACCGATGAATTGGAAGGATTTTGCGCCTGTTTCAAGGTTGACGCACGCTTCGACGATCGCTTCAGGCGTGTAAGGCATCTCATCGACGATCACCACCATGTTTGGCGAGTGAAACCCGATGATTTTACCTATGGCCTTGTCGATTTCGCCTTTATCGGTGGCCAATCCGAAAATTCCAGCGTCATCGTGCCCTTTACGGAACTGGATGCAGTTTCTGGACTGAACCATGTGCCCAAATAAGGGTCTGAGCCGATGAAAATGGGATATTTCCTTCCAGACTCGCCTGCGTAGGCCGTCAAGTGTGGTTGAGGTGACGATAACGACTGTATCCTTGGGTGAGGCATAGTATTTGGTGAGCGCGAAGATCCCCGCAGAGGTGGTTTTCCAGGAAGCGGCAGGCCCGGTGACTGTTGCCCACGGATGTTCAGCGAATGTGCGCTGCATCCACTCAGTCCAGTCGTTCCAGATGTAGGTGTTGGGGACATGCCTGTTCCAGATCAGGTCAATGGCGTTGCGGAGATGCTGGTAACGCCCTACGCCCAGCGGAGGATCGTTGGCAAAGCACCAAAGCTCAATCGCCTGCTGGTCTTTGGTCGGGAAGTTCAGTCCGTACATCAGATTCCTCGGGTATTTCGATTGCCCGGGCAGCTACTTCCTCGGGATTAGTGGTCGGCTGCGCACCGCCAACAAGAATTGCGCCCTCAATCAGCTCGGATTCCTCGCCAGGCGGCCATAAAATGGAGTAAACACCAGCCACATCGCGCACCTTGCGGGCTACCTCCAGCGGATCTGAGTGCTCAGACGCCTTCTTGGACGCTTTCCGGGTGTAAGTGGCCAGGTTCAGAGCCGTTTCCTCCCTGTCCTTGGCGAAATTGTCAGCCAATACCTTGGAAACATCGCCATCCTCCTGCTTGAAACCAGTCGCCTTCTTGATCTTGTGCGTGTAAGCGAACGCCATGACAGTGCCAGCAGGCAATCCCGCCCGCCGAGCAGCTTCCCGTGGCCCGTAAATGGTAATCAGAGCCTTTAATGCAGCGTTTTCTGCCTTCGCCAGTGGTTTCCCTCTCGGCATCTGCCTCAACAGGTAACCCCGGGCTTCTTGTTTGTAAATAATTTTTCTTACTGGTGGCCGCGTTTACCAGTAAGTGAAATTGTCCGGGTAACTAGCCCCCCCTCCCCCCCCGTTTAGGAAACAAAGAATTCTTTCCCATGGGGCTAACCGGCTACTACCCTTGGACGTATGCATCAAGGCAACCTAAGCATGCTTCATAAGTCACAGTATGCTCCAGGTGCGGTGCGTAGCAGACATGATGGTGCCTTAGGTACTGTACTGTACCGGTGATGCATGTTGCATCACTGGCCAGCACAGTAGGAGACACCCGTTGTGCATCTTGGA